ATGGCGAAAGTAACAATCAGGCGGCGCAACGAAAGCGAACGCGCCGACGGCCGGGCGGCCCTGTATGCCGTCCTGAACATCGAGCGGATAAAAATCCGCCTCCCCCTTGACATTGCGGTAACTTCCGCAGAATGGGATGAGACAGCCGAGCGCGTCCGTGGGCGCGGTCAGCAAGTTAAAGACTGGAATCTTATCATTTCCAACACAAAAGCGAAAATATCCGACATTCTTGTGCGGGCGCGTCTGACAGGCGAGACCCTGACGAAAGACAGTTTTCTGGCCCTGTATCGTAGACCCGGCGAGACAATGAACTTTATCGAGTATGCCCGGCGGCACTTGGAGGCATTGAAAACCGCCCTCCAGCCCGAAACAATGCGACACCATGCCGCCGCACTGCGCAAACTGGAATCCTATAACCCACGGCTCCAGATTGCCGAGATAACACCCGACTGGCTGCGCGTATATGCCGCCTATCTGCGCGACAAACACAACAACAACCCCGGTACAATCCGCAAAAATATGTGTGTAATCCGTATGCACTACTACGCCGCGATGAGAGCCGGTAAGGTAAAAAACAATCCGTTCGAGGTGTACAGGATTCCACAGGCCGACCCGATTGTTGTTTTTCTTACCGAGGACGAATTAAATGCGCTAATCGGTGTGTTCCGCTCCGACAAACTCGATGAAGGCGAAACCGACGTGCTGCGCTTCTTTCTCTTCATGTGCTTCACTGCGATGCATATCTCCGACGCTCGAAGTCTCCAAATAGAGCAGATTCACGGCGGCGAAATACACTACACCCGCATAAAGACCCGGACCCGCGTAAATATGCCGCTGTCAGTTCCGGCGGCTAAACTTGTGGAATACTACAAGGAAGGAAGACTGCGCGGGCCGCTGTTCCGCCACTTGCCTACCGACCAGGCCTTCAACCGCATAATAAAACGAATCTGCCGACGGATAGGCATTAACAAGGCTGTCAGCGCGAAATCAGCCCGGCACACGTTTGCAACACTGTATTACAAAAAGAACAACGGAGACCTCGGCACACTTTCAAAACTGTTGGGCCATACGCAAATCAGCACGACGATGATTTACGCCCACATAATGAAAGATAGCCGGGTCGCCGGTGTCTCTGCCTTCGATGATATGCTATAATACGTAAACGGAGCAATCCACCGCCTCCTTCGCCTGTCTGCCCCGCTCTCGGTGTTCCTTGATGTGCTTCCACATTGCGGCCACCATATCGCCGAGTTCATCGGCTGCCGCCGCGTCGGTGTCGGCTTCGAGCAGACCGACGAAGGGGGCGCGGTCTATTTCCCCGGTATGATTCAGTGAGTAAACCGCGAAAAGGAAATTTCGCTGCGCCGTATCGGTAAGGCGGATTTTCTTACCGTTCCACTCGAAACCCTCTATTATATCCGACTGTGTGGCCGCGTCAATCTGCGCGTCTATCACCTCCCGGATTTCATCGACGGATGGGCGGTGGTCTGCGACTGCCTCGAAAGCGAACCATCCGCCGTCCTCCTTGTGGTGATTCCAGCGGAAGGCCCAGCGGTCGCGGCGCGGGTTTATACACTCTATCGGCTCCAGATGTTCGGAGCAGCTTATTTTCTGAAAATTCATACTGTTGGATTTTAGGTGAAAAGATATTCGGTGAAATTGCCCTGCGCGTTCCGTGCCATAGTCTCCTTGTTCTCGCCGAGCATTCCCTTCTCTTTCAGAGCGTCGCAAATATCGCACATATCGGGATAGCCGGTAAAGAACTTCACCACGTCGCCCTTCTTCAATGTCAGGTTGCACGCGGCAAGCTGCGAGCGATTGGGAACTATGACGCGGGCGCATACAAGATATTTCGATTTCTCCACCGCGTCTGTTTCCCCGGCTTCGCGGGCTTCCCGTAACTCTTTGCGCGACCACTTTGTCGACACGTCGGTCTGAAAGTCAAGAATACAGAGAGCGGTGCCCACCAGAGCGTTAAGCGACACACTCCGGCAAGCAAAATTTTTCTGTCCGTTCCGGCGAACACCGGGCGAAGTTGATATGCCCAGTTCCGCCAGAGATTTCAAATTCTGGTAATCAGCCATTTTTATTCCTGTGATTTTGAAAAATAGATGTTTCGCGTCAGCGTGTTTACAGAGCGAGTAAAAAGACGCGATTATTTCCTCCCTGCGTCTCTTTGATTTCAGCCGGTGCAGCCTTCGGGCCGCCTTGACTTTGTTCCTTTTGCGAATCCGTGTATGGTCGGTGTAAATCTTGTAACCGAGAAAGTCGATACCTTCAGAGATAGGATAAATCCGTTTGTTCGGTTTGACTTTCAGCCCCACGGATTCCACCCGCTGTTCAATCAGCCGGGAAACGTGCCATAAATCCGGCTTGTTACAGTCTATAACCCTCTTGTCGTCGCAATACCTGTAATAATACTTCACCCGGTTTTCTGACTTCAGGAAATGGTCGAGAGCTACCGACAAAAGCAGATTTCCGAAATGCTGCGATGAGCGTAATCCGATACTCAGGGCGTGTGGCAGGAATCTGACAAATCGCTCCAGCAGAGTAAGGATTATCGGGCCCTTGAAAAACCTACGCAACACGTCCATCATAATATCCTGTAATATGCTTTCGTAAAATTTGGTAATATCGTCCTCGTAGACATAAAGCATATTATCGGGGTCAGCGGCGAGGTCGCGCCGTATGATTCCGAGAAGGTCATGGACACCTCGGTTTTTCAGGGAGGCGGCGGTAGTCCTTATCAGCCTTTTGAAAGTCAGGTCCTCGACGATGTTCATAATGGCATGAACACCGATTTTCTCGTAATATGAGTAAAGGAATTGAATCTTTCGTATCTTCCCGCCTTCCTTGATTTCTTCCTCTCCGTATGTGGTTAAGTGAAAGATTCCCGCCGATATTTCACCGGCCAGCCATGCCTCTATACCGTCTATATGGGCGAGTATTTCTCTCCCCTGTGGCGATTCCTTGCGGTCAGTTCCACGGAGTACGGCGAAAATCGCCTGCCTTATGTTGGGGGCGGCGACAATCAGCGGAATTATGTCGGAATCTTTAAGACGCTTCATTTTATTGATTTTTAGCCTTCATTTTTCCGGGGCCTGAGTGTTTCGGCCGACGACTTGCGCCGCCCCTACTAAACTCCACCCCTGCGCGTGATGTTTCAGCGTTCCGCACGTCGGCGGCTGTGCTGCGGCTCAATCCCCTGCCACGGCTCCGGCGACACGTCGCCATGCCGGAGGGCAAAATATCTTTTCAGGCTTAACGCTTATGAGTGCAAGGCGCGACCCGTACCACGCGTTCGTGTTCGATGAATCGTTGTTCGCGTTCATGTACGAAACACCGTTGTTCGAGTTGGCGTTGTTGCCGGAACGCAACCCGACACGGGCCGGCCGTTTGGGGAAATCTGCCGTTTTATCTTTATGCGGTGTGGGGAGGCCCTGGCCCGCGTGTAACGATATAATCTTTTTCGTGCATACGGATAAGTGTAAAGTTTAACCGATGGCCTCGGCCTCCAAGAAGGTCGCGACGTTTAACGTATAGACGATTTTACCAATGAAGGCAAGGCGCGACCCGTACCACGCGAGCGTGTAAGATGAATCGTAGTTCGCGTACATGCACGAAACACCGTTGGCCGAGTTGGCGTAGTAGCCGGAACGCAACCCGACACGGGCCGGCGAGTTCTGTCCCCAGAATTTATCCCCGTAATGAGTTGTCTCGGTAGCCCCGACAAGCACAGGCACCACGTCCATGAATCGCCCGTTATGAAGTTCGGTAATCCATGAATCGGAGATGGTCGCGCTCTTGACTTTGCGGTCTCCCTGGTCTTTAAGGGTGCAGACCCAGTAATCGGAACTGAAGCCCTCCATCCATTCTGACACATTGCCCCAAAGGTTTTCATATCCGAGGGCATTTATTGAGGTGGCATTTCTTAATGTGTTGGTGTCGTCGTAATACCAGCCTCCGGCAGCTCCGAGTGTCGCCGTCGGTAGTTTGATAGTATCTTTCATTCCGAGGAAATCGGTCTTACCCGTCGGAGTGGTGTTTGAGCCGGAGCCATATCCGCATACGTCGGAACTGTCGCGGTTGCCGTATGTGGCAAAGAAAAGCCGGGCGATGTCGCGGTGCATGGCATAGGTTATCAGAGTGAACCCTTCGCCACGTTTGCGGCAATAATCGGCGAATTGCGCCTGTGATACGCTGCAAGTTGGGGCCACTCCGTTGATACTGCGAATCTGCAAATTGCCGTAGTATGCTTTATTCACACCACAGAGATATTCCCCGGTATTCCATGCGTCAGGCTCGATAGCGTCTATCTGGTCGGAGGTGGTGAGCCACACGAATGAGAAAGACCCTTCGCGAAGACAGGTGAAAGCGATTTTTTCAGCCTTAGCCGGAACGGAGGTAAACAAGTAGCTGCTTTCGGTCATTCGCCCGGAGTTGGCTGCGGCACGGCCTACAATATTATTGGCTGCGTCAAGGAAAACAGCACCGTAAACCGAAGAATTGACAGCCGGCCACCTCACCTGCCTGTAACCGGCTACCGGGGCAATAAACACCCGGTAATCATCATAAACCGTAATGCTTTCGTCCAACGTGGCGTATGTGGAAGCGACACGACAAGCCGAACGGTCGATAAGTTGCATATCCTCCGGGTAGAGTTTCACACCTTCGGGGGTGGTAACTTTTTTCAGCGAACTGAAACAGTCATAATGGCAACGGTTTATAAAATCATCAATGCCCTTGCACCAACGGTCTGGCTCGTACATCATAACGTCGCCTTCGTCCGCCTTTGTCGGGTGGGCGAATCCCTGAAGGTTGGCCTCTGTACCGTCGTGGTATTTACGGCTGTCCGAATCATCAAGCGGGCAGACGGTCATTTCACCCTGCGCCGTGTACTTGGCCATGACGCGGTGGCGTTTGGCGAGAATCGCGGCGATATGGGCCGACGGTTGAAACTCGTTATCGTAGTCGTAGCCGGTTTCATTGTCGAGATTGGAAATGTTCTTACTGTCTGCAACCGTTTCGTCGTACTTGATAACCGTCCATTCCGGCTGCAAAATGTTGAGTTCCGGGAAATGCGCCTTTAACTCGTTATACTCTGATTCTGGGAGATACTTTGTAAGTTGGTAAGTACCGACAAGGCGGCAAGTGTTGACGGTATTTCCGTTTTCATCGACGCCTTTCATCGTAAGGAACTGCCGGAGCAGTTCGCCGCGTCCGCTCTCGTTTATGCCGGTAACACGTAGATAGGTCGTAGTCGGGCATTTCTTCAGTATGTCGCGCCAGTCGAGCTGCGGGCAGTTGTCAACCACAAGGCGGTTGACAGCCACGTTTGCCGGAATCTGCAAGCCGGAAGGCGCGAGGCTCTGAAGGTATCGGAGTTCAAGCGTCTGGAGCGTCGCCGGAAGTTTCGCAGTGGCGAGTTTTCCGCCCTGTGCGAAAATAACATTGGTGAGCTTCGTGTCTGCTCCGTCGAAAGTGTCGAGTTTCTTGTTTTCGGAAAGATTGAGCGACAACAATCCGTTCAGGCCGTTGACATTGATACGCTGGAGATTTCGGCACGAATCCACAACAAGGCCGGTCAGCGTGGTTTGTCCGTCAGCACATGAGGCGTTAAGGTCGGTAAGCCGGATACACTTGTTAAGGTTGAGTGTCCCGACGATTGCGTGGCTTATCTTCGTAAGGTCCAGCCCCCGGATTCTTGAAGCCCCGTAAACATTCTGAGGGTCGTTTACGATAAGATTCTGCCGGAATGTCAGTTCTACCGTATCGCCCGGATTCTCGGCGCGTAGGCCGTGAACCGTCGGGTCGCCGTTAGTCATTCCGTAACCGAAACAGAACCGCTCGGCTGCGGTGATTGTGAGGGCGCGAGGATTGGCCGCGAAGTTATAAGACAGATAGATGGGAAAAGCGTCATCGCGGTAAGTTCCAGCGCAATACTCCGAATCCAAAAGGTTGAAGCGGTTGACAATGGTATAGGTTCGGTGCGCATAGCGCGAACCCTGAAGGGCAAAAAGATAGTCCTTGCCCTGTTCAAGCAGTGGAAGAATGTATTTATATTCCCCGTCCTTGTTGTAGATACGTTCGGCCCATGCGCCCATCATTTCCTCGTTGAATACCTTTAAGACGTATTCCGTTGACATATTGGCGCGTATGGTCTTGGCTGCCTCGGCGAGTTTTTCGGGGCAAGCGCGTACCAGTTTCCACAGTTCCGAATCATGGCCGGCGAAACAATAGGCTCCCTGGGATTCATCGAAAGAATCGAAAGTTATCATATAGTCGAACTTCAGGTAAGAATCGTTTCGCTCACCAAGCAGAGTGTCCATGTCGTAGGGTATGAACATCCAGTGAATACCGTCCCACGTTACCAACATCATATTTTTGGCACGGTTATCCACGGCCATGAAGTAGTCCGTAATGATATACCATGCGAACGGCGAATCATTAAGGAAATAATCCCGGTATTCAGAAAGGAACTTCGATGGCTTGCCCTTGCAGTCCTGAATCCACTGCCAGAGGCGAATCACTGCGGACTTGTCGTCCGCATGAGCGTCGGCCCACTTGGTGTCGGCCTTGAAGCGGAATTCCAGTTCATCATCGAAATTCGACATCGAGGCAGTACCGAACAGGCAGAGCGCGGCCGAGTTGTTCAGGAACTCCAGACAGATACATTTGTTACGCTGTCCGTTGAGCGTCGCCGCGTCGTTGAATCCCTCGATACCCTCGAATCCGTAGACAATTGCGGAATCCGCCTTCTCGTTGTTGAAATTGTATTTTCCGAGGAACTTGGCGACGCCGGAACCGTCGTTGTCGTAGAAAAGATTTATCGGGAATCCGTCTACACCTATACGGACATCATAATCTCCCTTGTATGCAGCTTGCGGCGGTGTGAGCCAGCCACAACGGCGGAACACGTCGTTAACGATTCTGACACCGCCGGTGTTGTGGGTGCTGGAAGAATCCGAAAAATCGGCCTTCAGACAGAAGATTGATACAGGGCGCGCCCCCGGCTTGAACGAGTATTCCAGAGAAGGCACGTTTACACCGTTCACTTCCAGCGTCGTTCCGTACTGTTCCGAACGGAAGAAATAGAGGCGGTAATTCTTACGTGGGTAGGTAGTCGAAGATGTTCCCTGTATGCGAAGGCCGATTTTACGGGCGACAAAATCATATTCCTTGCCATACTGCGAATAAAAGTAGACATCGACGGGAACCTCGAATTTCTTGTTATTGGTCTGATTAACGAGGTCAACGTCTCCGACAATGCGCATTACGCTTTTACCCTGTGCGCGTAACTTGTCGATGCTCACCTCGTCGGTTTCATCGTCGAGAATGTCGTTTTTCTGAAACAACAACACCATTTCGTCGGCCGTGGTGCGGTCAATCATATAATTCGACAATATTTCATCATCGGACAGGGCGCGAGAGTAAATGCGGACATTCCGCAATTCAACGTCTGCCGCGTCGCCACTGACTTTGATTTTCGCCGGGTTCATCTGAATGAGAGACGCGGCGGCCTGATACTGAAGGGAGCGGTCTCGGATTCCGTTCACATAGAGTTGTAAAAGCCGGTTTTCCGCCTTGCCTTCCACCACAAACGCCACTTTTATAGGCACGTCCGGGGCAAACTTTGTTTCAAGTTCCTGCCCTCCCGACACCACGATTTTAGCCTGTTCGGCCGTCATCTGGAAACCTACACCGTCGGCCATACACTCCATTACCACACCTTCGCGGTCGGCTACGTTGGAACACATCAGCTCCGCCTCGATAGTGAAGCCGGTAGCGGTCGCGTCAGTTACAAACGGAGTATCGTTTATTACGATATTCGCACCGTTGGTGAGAAGTAGCGCGTCGCCTGTCCATCCGTTCTTGTTCCAGTCAAAACCGTGGAAGTCCGTAGTTATACCCTTAAACTCCCACTTTGCCCGGTCGGTCTCGGCTTCGGAGTTGCTTCGCCCGGCGGCCGACAGCTTGACGCGGAGATTGTCGGTAACTTCCACCAGATTGATAGAAGATTCCACCACCTCGATATTGAAGATATATTCTGTTTCCCCGGTCTTGAACTTCATCGCCTCCGTTCCCGATTGTGTGAAACGGTTGGTGTATTTCTGCACCGAACGGGGCGGCGACACGCGCTGCGAGACTATTCCGTTATGATATACGGTCATTTCCGCCGGAGTAATTTCGGGGTCATAAACAACGAAATCAAAATCAAGGCGTTCAAACTGTCCTACTTCAAGCGTCGGCGTAAGATAGTCCGAACCCTCGAAAATCCTTCCGTCGGGGAAGATTATCATCGTGCCTATGAAAGGAGCAGACACACGTCCGGCCGCGTCCTTCTTCAGAAGGTCGATATATACCGATTCCGAAACAAGGGTGAGGGTTTCCGAGGCTTCGAGTGTGGCAACCATCTGGACGTTGTGGCAGCCGAGTGTCAGTCCAGACATCGGCACTGAAAAGCTGCCGTTTGTCTTGCCTGACTTGGTTACCACGGTAGACTTGTATTCCTGTCCGTCAAGATATAGCGTTATGGTCTTTGAGCCTGAACCCGATACGGTGAAAGGTATGGTAACGGTTTCATCAGGGCCGTAACCGCCTCCGGCGATAGAGTTTGCCAGATTGTACGCGCTTGAAAGAGCCAGTGTTTTCGCCTCCACACCGGCCACGGCCTGACGGGAGCGAGTTGCCCCAGTCTCCGGGTCTATAACGGTGGCTTTTACCGTAATGTCGGTTTTCCCACTCCTGACATACCCGGTAATGTCAAGGTCATAAGAACCCCGTGCCACGTCATTGAGTACCGTCGAGAACGTCGTAACTGCTCCGTTCTTTACGGTAATTTCAATCGTGGCGCGTTGGCCGGTGGATTCTCCGTTCTGGTCGCCTCCGAGATATTGGTGGTCGAAAAAGTAGGAAAGCATTACCGGGCTGCCCTCACGAATAACCGGGTTGTCTACCGAGGCGGAAAGCACGATTTTTGCGGATTGGCCCTGTTCACTTCCGCCTCCACCTTTCCCTACGGGAATATCACCCCCGGCGATTTCAACGCGGCTGCTGTTTAGTATGGCGATATGTGCTTCCGTCTCGTCCTCGTTCAATGAAATGTCAAGGTCGGCGACGGTCTTTGCTTCCAGTTCCGCGATTTTCTGCGTTATTACATTGTTCTGTACCGGGTTTGTCGATTGCGCATTGAGGGTTTCGTCGATTTCCACCTCGTCAACGGTTATATTAACAACACCGTCAGCGTCCGGGGCGACAGTCTGGTTATTGAGTTTAATCCCAGTAATGGTACCCTTCCCGCCGGTGTCCTCCCATGCTGACGCGGTTTCCCACTGTGTCAGCGTCGAGCCTTTGAACTGTTTGGTTTCCCACTCGCCTGTGCCGAGGCGGTAAGTAATCCAGCGTCCGAGTGCGCGATGTGTTGCCGGAACCGCTTCGATTGCGCTCTGAAGGTCGTAGAATCCGTTTTGGGGTGGCACAAGTTCCGTTATGTTGATAAGGTTGCCGGCTCCTTTTTGTCCGACACCCTGCCAATCTTCCCACACGATTGAGGCCCCCGGTCTGCCGGAAAATGCTCCCGTTCGGTATTGCAGTCCGTCGGAATCGAACAGATATTGTGCTATTTTCAGCGACTGCCCCCCTCCGGCAAGGCGTTGGCCCGGCATACTTTTGACAATAAGGATATTTCGGGTGCTTCCCATAAGCACTGTGGCGGGGTTATAGTAATATATCCCGGTATCTGTCGTGGTATCAAGGTCGAGTGTGTCAACGACGTGAATAGCGGTGTTAAGTTCTTCGACAACCGAAATTCGGTCATCGTGGCTTTCATCAATGGAATCCAGACGCTCCACCTCCCTGTCAAAGTCATCAAGCCTCTGACGTATCGCGTCCAAAAGACTGACGAGGCTTTCATTGTCCTTGATTCCACTAAGGAAGGCTATTACCTCGTTGAAACTTTCGATTGCGGCGGTCGCGTTCTTCCCTAAAAGAGTGTTGATTGCCGCCTCGTTGGATTTGGATTTTGCGTCTGCCGCGTTGGCGGTGTTTCTTACTGCCGCTATTGCAAGCTGCACCGTGTCAATAGTACGTTGCAAAGCCGCGTCGGCGGCCTGCCGCTCGGCTTTCTCGGTCGCTACTGCCGAATTGTTCGTTAAAAGATTCTTGTAACCTTTATTGAGGAAATCGAACACGGCGGCCACCATTTCGTTGGTAACGCTTTCCGGGTCTTCGGCGTTCTGGATAGTCAGAATAAGGCTATCTATGAAATTTTGTGTGGTATCTGCCATTTTATCCTTAATTAAACTGTTTGCTGAACTGTTTCGAGAATATGCGCGGTTTGCGGTTCTCGCTTCCGTCGATAATATCCTGCATGATGTTTTCTTCGGAAGATGATATTTCGAGTTTTACGGTAAACTTCTGCGGCGATTCCGGGCGCGGGCGGTAAGTCAGTTCCTCCACCGATGGGATAACCTTTATCGGTAGCGGTGTCAGGTCGAGCAAATAGACTTCCTCGCTGCCTAACATATCCATTAAGAACCGTATTTCGTCCGGGCGTTTCACTCCTGTCTCGACGCTTATAGACTGCTTGCGTTCCACTCTTTCACGGTCGGTGAAAAACTCCGTCGTTCTTGTGTCGTACCGTTTGAACTGCGATTCGTCCGCGTCGGTATATTCCGGCGTTATAGAGAGTTCCCCGGTAAGTTCGATTATCTCGAACACTCCGAGGGAATTGCGGAACTTCAGGCGGTAGCGTTCCCGTGTAGGGTCGCAACGCTCCACCACGATACGACACGAAAAATTGGAATTATAGTACACGTCGAACACTGACGAAAGCACCTGTTCTTGTTCCGCGAAATATCGCCGGAGAGCCGCCACGTCGAGGACGGCCACCCCTTCGTCAAAACTGTCATTCTCATATATCGAACCGTTTGTGCGCTCAACTATCCTTATAAGGTCGCCGGTTCGGCGAGGAAAAAAGTAAAGCGGATAAAGTTCCGTTTCCTTCATCACAATGCGCCATGAGGCTGTCCGCGTCGTCAGGAAAAAATTGCCTTTGGGATTGAAGAAACGTTCCTGAAAAATATCCTTGTTGAGTTGCAGAAGGCGTTTGAAATTCTGCCGGGATATTCCTCCCGGTATCACTATGCAGTTATATTCTGCCTCGTAACCGTCAAATTCAAATAAGCACGACAATTCACGGTCGCACATATCTCCGGTGTCCTCAATCTGCCATATCGGCGAAATATTGCCTTCCGGCGGCTCGTTGAAAAACGTAACAAAAGCGTCCGCAATTTCCGCGACATTCATAGACAACGGGGGCGAGAACCGCCCTTCGTAAATTGTGGTGCCGACATAGATTATTTCACACCTTCCGTCCGGGATTTTGTTCGGGTTGTCAATCGGAAACGATTCCCGTAAGATAATCGGATTCCGAGAGAAGGCATAGCCGCTTTTTATTCCTTGAACATTCATATCTTACAAATGAAGTGTTACGACGGCCACCGAACCGTTGAAAGAGGTTTCAGGACCAAGCGAGTTAACGAAATTGTCGCGCTCCGGCGACGGCGTTACCATAAAATCAATAAAGGTACGGAGGGAGCCGGTATGGCTCTTCCTCCATATATCGTAATACTTGGCAACGTCGGCAAGCTGCGGCGCGGAAACTACATTGTTATTATCCATATTGCAAAATTGGCGTTAAAACGTAGCCGGACAAAGGACTAATCATTTACCCACCGGGCCACAAGAATGACATCGTATTCAACTGTTACGGTAACTTCCCCCAGCGGTACTTCGTCCAGTTCCCAATCTTGGGGGCCATCCTGAAACGACATATCGTGTATTTCAAAAACAGAGTATGTAATCAGGGCTTTGTATTTCCTGTAATTCCTTTGCCCAGCTGTTCCTGGCTTCGGCACTTTTGAATCGGTCTGCCACGTAGGAACGGTGCGTGTTATAGACTTGAAAATCATACCTCCGACACCGATATAATAATAATCGCCTTCCGTTCCGTGCGATTGATAGCCGGTATCTTTGATGTATTTTTGGACTGCTGCGGTTCTGGTCTCAGGTGTATTAAGGGTTTCGCCGTAGGTCTCCGATTTTAAGCGCCATTCGAGGTGTCGGGCTGCCGCCGCGAAATCCGGCACGTTCTGCTCCTTCTTAATATCATATTTCCCGTGGGTCTGTATCGTGCGGAGTTTGAGGTCGACCGGCACGTTACGACCTGAAGGAAGTGAATATGTCGCTGTATCAATAAGACAACGTATATTTCCCACCTTTACCGGGCTAAGCACGTCAAGGCGGAACAAATCAAGCTTATTGAACACCGCCGGAATTTCGACGGAGCGGTTTCCATGCCGGAGTATTTCATCATAATCAGCCCAGAATTTATTAAATAATCCGTCCTTGAACTGAAACAGTAATGAAATTGTCGGTGTGGTCCCGTCATCAAGAATTATCTTTTGTCCGCTGTCATCTTCCGGGGTCAGGCGTCCGAAACTTTTCTTAATCTTGGTATATGCGAACATGAAGGCTAACGGCGTTGTGTCGCCGTCCTCGTCCGTCTCATCGCTTCCTTTTATGTAACTATGGTAATGTCGCGCCCCGAAAAGGTAGGTCGGACACATATCGTTGTACGAATGTCCTGTGCCGGTTCCCACGTTTGACACACGTATTACCGGCACCCATTCGTCATCGCTTGACAGTTCCAGCGGGTTAAGCCCCTCCGGCTGCGGGTCCCAGTTAAAGAAACTCGACGACTGAAGGCGGATTTTGCCGTTCTCGGAATCAAGCCGGTACCACATACCCGTTACGAACTCGCGGGCTAAAAAGCTGGAGCCGGTAGTTACCGAGGTGTTGCCGGATTGTGCCGCCGGAACTGCGGCACGAGGGGTTGAACGCAAAGCATAATAATCCCTGTCATCGCCGTAGTCGTCGCGTCCGTCGTCTCGGTCGTCGTCAGGCTCCGGGTAATCATCGCCCCACGGGTCAGGCGGGTCTGGATAATCCGGGTCGTCCGGGTCGCGGTAATCATCGCCCCAATCGTCGCGAACATCACCGTCCCATTTCGGTTCTTCCGGCGTTCCTGTGTTCTGCCACTGGCTGACATGGTTTCCGAGGCGCACTTGTGAGACATCAAGACCTTTCGCGAAATCCTCGAACCGTTCATGGCTCGGTGCAGCTCCCTCAATAGACGATTGAGCCGACAACTTGATATATTGCCGTTCCTCGTAGGTGATTTTAGGGGTTCCGGCAATATGGTAATCAATAACGTAACCCCCTGTCTGGTGAATAATATCCTTTATCAGTACAAGCCGGGCCGTGGCCGTATTGTAGTCAATGTTATACACCAGCCCGAAACGTACCCACAGGGCGTTCAAAAACTCCTCCACTGTACTGTCCGGCATAAGGTCGGCATAGCGTATTGAGGCCCTGCAACACGAATCAGCGGCATTGTTTAGAACGACAAGACGCGAAAGTTCGAGCGATTGTGCAAAAGGATTGGTTACAAGTGTCAGCCCCATATCTGCAAATATCAATTCCAGAATACGCCAGACACGAAGGAAAGGCGAAACCATATAACCTTCGGGAACGCTTACCTCCGTTATTTCACCATTTATCAGCCGTTTTACTTTGGTCGGTTGTTCAAGGCCACGGGAACCTACCAAATTCAAAACTTCCCAATATATTTTTTTGTCTTTGTCGCTGCCGGTGCTTTCATTGTTGACAGCGAGTGGAAACACGGCAAAATCATCTTTCTGCGGGTCTGGCTTTTGGTAAATACGGTATAATTCATCAAGAAGCAGGTCAATCGGGTAGCCTTGTTGTGAAAGGTCCGGCGTATATGTCGGGAGATTGGAAAGTTCGGAAAGTTTCTTTTTCTGCCATTTGGCGTAGGCTGTGGAGTTATCAAACCCCACATTAAAGGTTATCCCCTCCTTTTTCCCCGCCTCGGTGATGTTCATTGCACCACGCCGGATATATGCGCCGTCTTGAATCTGCGCGATACGTTCGGGATTGTTGGGGTCAATACCCGCGTCAATCCTCGCCGGAAACGATAGAATCCTATTGTTCCGGCGGGTAGTCGGAACGGTTGCCGGTATTGACTGGCTTCCCCGCTCGTTGTAAATAGGGTTGGAATCCTCTATTTCAATAGAGAAATCGGAAGGGAGGTCGAGAGCTTCGCCGTTGATTGTTATTTCCATAAATATAAGCGGTTATCTTTTTCGTGTGAAAGGAGCGCGGGCGCGGTTCATTGTGTCCTCTGCGCGTTCCAAATCGCGTAATACCACGTATGCCTTCAGATTCTTCAGTGCTTTACGAAGTTCCTTTATGGTGGCCGTCAGTTCCGAATAATCGGGAGCCGGAGCGGCTGAAGTATATCCACCTTCAGCATAACCGGCGGAAGGAGTTCCGACGGGAATACCTTGGCTGAGGAGTTTGTTCCGGCGTATCGCCTCGATAGTACCCACTGCGTCAACCACACGTGGGTTATCCATTATCGGCTTCGGTACGACATATTCGCCGCGATGAACGACACCCGCCACCTCGTAGCGGTCTCCGTCGCCCGTATATCCGCCGTCTGAATACCCGGTCAGCACACGTTGGGCGGTTGCCGGTTTGGCGGCCGAGCCTCCGGCGGTATTGCCCGGCTGCATATTCTTGATTTTGTCGCGCTCCGCCTTTGCCTGAATCACTTGCGCTATGCCGGTAGCGGTCAGAAGGGCGGCGGCAAAAGCTCCGCCAATAGGGCCGAGGTCGGCGAACGCCTTCATAATCGAAACCGCCGTGTCGGCAACGATTTGCGAGATTTTTATGGCAAAATTGACATCGGCATATTTCTTTTGAATTTCAAGTTTCTTGTTTTCCTTTTCTTCTTCGAGGGCTGCGGTATCCTCCCCGTTGTTCTTTGCTTGTTGTATCAGGGCATCAAATTTCGCGTCGCTCTTGGCAATTTCCGCGTCCTGAATGGCTGTGAACATGGAGCCGGAAAGGTTTGCATAATAATCGAAATACTTTTTGGCATTATTGACCCCGATTTGCAATTTCTTACGCTGGTAATCCTTTTCCTTGATAAGCCCCTGACGGTGGTAACTTTCAAGCTGTGCAAGTTCGTGGTCGTATTGCTGCGCCCATGATGTACCTGTTAATTCCTGTAACTGGTAAAGTTGTTCGAGATATTGGAAATTAAGCGCGGCGATTCGTTGTTGTTTGTTGGTTTCGAGTGCCACGGCTTCCTCCGTTCCTTCTCCCACGGCCTGAATCATGGTGTTATATGTCGCCTCAATATTACGTTTCTGAAGGTCGTAGGTGTCGGTGATACCGGCGTAACTGGTGGTATCGGTCATCATATCGCGCAGAAGTTCGGCCCACTTCCCCGTGTCGGTGAGCGTCTGCGACTGCATACGCCTAATATCCACCTCCAATTTTCCAAGTATCAGGCGTTTATCTTCCGCGCCGAGATAATCCGCGTTCTGGACCTTTGTATAATAGTCCTGAAGTTCCTTTAACTGTGAATTGTGAAGCTGCTGTTTCTGCTGGAGCAAATAAATATTTGCTTGCCCCTCCGTAACTTCTTCAGACATTACGGCATGGCGCAACCTCTGTTCCTGAGTGTCGTAGAAGGCTTGTTGTGCCGCAAGTCGCTGCTCGTGTCCGTCGGCTTCCCTCTGGGCTATTGCCTTGTTAATTTCCTGTTGCGCCGCCACAATCTGCTGGCCGATTTGATTCTCACGCGCCTGAATCTTGTCGAGGGTCTGTGTGTGGGTCGCGTCAGTTTTGGCTTTAAGGGCTTCAAGAGCTTTAATCAGGTCGCCGGAATATCTTATTACTTCTTCATTTTTCTTTATGATGATTTCGTATTCCGGGAGGTCTCCCTTCAGCTTGTTTATAGCCAAAAGATTCCGCTGGTGCAAGTCATCAGCGGCGGCGGTGGCTTCATCGAGAGAATCCTCCCCGTATGTTCCGGGGGTATGGTGTTTCTTGTTCTTTTTAGAGCCTTTGCCCTTCAGGGTGCGCAGTCGTTCTTGGATTTTCTCTTTGCGGGCCTCGATAGCCTCAAATTCTTCATCGGTTTGGGGGTCGAGTTTGCGGAGTTCCTTCAGTTCCTTACGGAGTTCCTTAACCTCGTCCACAACCGCATGAGCGGCGGAGCCTGTACTATTCAGGCCTTGGGTAACGTTGCCGGTGGTAGTAGTGATTGTTTCGTCAGCTGCGGTAAAAACGTCCTCAATATTGATTCCGTTGGCCTCCATATCGGCTTTGAAATCATTGAGTGCCTCTGTCGTTATGGAAACGGCGCGATTGGCCTCGTCGAGTTCCATTTTCATATCATTACCCCAAACTTGCTCTGAACGTTTTACCTTGACTTTTTTGCCTTTCTTTATTCGGATTGTGGGTAAGAATGGAATATCTCTACCGTATTCAGAGTAATAAGTCCTGTCATCTTCGACAATATCATTTTTATGCGCATCCCACTCTTTCTGTGCCTTGCGCTGGCGCGATTTGGCGGCCTCCTGTTCGTTTATGTATTGTTGGTATTCATCTTTATAATAGGCAAGACGCATACGTTGTTCCATAGATGCAATATATTCGTCGAGAGCCTTTTTATTGGCTTTCAACTTTCCGCGTTCTGCATCGAGATGTCCGTTGTATTCCGGGCAAACCCTATTTATTTCCTGTATGGCCTTCAGACGGCGTTCCTTTGAGGCGTTTTCATTTTCCGCGACCTTGACAAGTTCGAGCAATTTTGTTTTTTCTGCGGCGAGTTTATTAGTAAACTCCTCACGTTTCCGGGCGTGTTCCTTTGCATTTTCCGCCATCTTTTCCTCGGCCTCGTTAAGTTTCTCGGTAGCCTCTGCCGCGTCATTGGTGCCGGAACACCATGTATAAAGGGCTGCGCCGAGTGCTGCCAGTGCGCCGATAACTGCCGTCCACGGTGTCGAGGCCATTGCAACCTTCAGGGCGTTGAATGATGTTGTGGCCGCCTTGATATTGCCTATCATAGCCTTGAAGCCGGTAGCCAGAAGGAACATCGCGGCCCTGCAAGCTGCCATTATTGCAGGACCGGCGCGGAGTATGGTAAAATAAAGTTTTGTCGCGGTATGTGCGAGGGATACGGCAAGTTTATATGCTGCGAATCCGGCGGCCACGCCTTTAATCAGACCTCCGAATTTGGTAAGCCATTGATAAGCCTCTCCAACCCACTGAACCAAAGAAGTCAGGGCCTTGATTAAATCCTTTATCGGGCCGTTTGTTCCTTCAGATATTTTCAACACCAGTTCTTGCGCGGCTGACTGAAGTCCGGCCATCGCTCCAGCCACGTTGTCAGACATGGTGGCCGACATATCGTTGAACTGCTTGTTTACGTCGGTTATTGAATCCCGTAATTCTGTAAGAGAATCCGCCGAGTTCAGGAACGTGGAGAAGGCGGCCACGCTTCGTTTGTCCGTCAGGTCGAGGGCTTTTGCGAGGTCAATCCCTTCATCATTGAGTTTCTTTAATCCTTTTGCGAGGTCATCGGCATTTCTTACCGGGCCACCGAGGGCTTTTGCAAGGTCTCCGTTAGCGTTGCAAAGATTAAGAATAATATTACGGGTTGCGGTGGCTGCGCTTGAAGCGTCAAAACCGGCATTTGCAAGCTGTCCGAGTAATGCCGTGGTATCTTCAATCGACAGACCGAAAGCATTTGCAACCGGGCCGACAGTAGAGAGCGAGGCTTCCAGTTTGGAAAAGTCGAGCGAGGTTTTGGTAGTGGCTACGGCGAAAGTGGCGAGAACGTCCTCCGTCTCGCTTGCGTCCTTGTTGAATATTCGTAGGGCTGCGCCCGCAAATGCGGAGGCGCGGGCGAGGTCTGTGTCTACGGCCTTGGCAAACTTCAACACGGCCCCCTCCATTTTTATAATCTGGTCTTGCCCGAATCCGAGTTTTGCCAACTCAATCTGAAGCCCGGTAACTTCTGCTGCGGTGTATGAGGTTGTTGCGCCCAGTTGCCGGGCTTCTGCTGTCAGTTCCTTTATTCCGGCTCTTGTTGTTCCGAGGATTCCGGCAAGTTTGGAATTTGCTTTCTCAAATTCCACAATGATATTGAAGGCATTTTTGAAAGACCCTACCACAAGGGCCATAATCGTCATGCCTATTGCAGAAAAGAACCCTATAAGGGTTTGCTTCATCTTTGTGAGCGAAAAGAATCCGCCCTGAAGTCCGCGGGCTGAGGCGTTGGCTTTGTCAAGTGCTGCCTGAGTTTTGTTTATTTGGTCGCGTAATTCTTTATAACGCTTAGGGTCTGCGGCTTTGGAGGTATTATTAAACTCACGCTGCAAGTCTTTCAACCGCTTGCGGAGTTGGGAAACGGTCATTGTAGTAAGGTCAAACCGTTTCGCTACTTCGTCCATTTTACGGCGGTTTTCCGCCATAGCACGGTTATTCTGGTCGATAGACTTACGGAGATTATTCCATTCTACCGACCCCTTCTTGCCCTGTGCCTCCAGTTCCGCCATTGCCTTACGGCTGGCGGTCGTTTCCGCTTTGAGGGATTTATTTGCCTTTTCTAACTTGTGGTATTCCTCTTGCGCCTGTGTCGCGTTGAGAGTGAGAACCCAGTTAATATAATCGGGGGATAACTTCTTAGCCATTGCGCCAATTTGTTTGTTGGCGCAAAGGTATTAAGGCACGGAAACGTGCCGAAGGACACTAAATTAACCCTCCGTCGGCATGGTGGCCCACGCCGGAAACCGCTCCATTCGCTTCGTCAGCGGACGGACGGTCGATAACCGCGCCGGATTCGCGGTAGCATTTCTCAACAAAAGCCCGATTCTCCCGATTCCATGTATCGAGGTTTTCGCGCATGATTCTTTTCTTCCGGGCTTCAGACATCGCTCCGGCTCTCGCCCAGAGGACGAGCCATTTCCAAAATGTTCTGTGCCGTTTCATCGTTCAAGCCCTTTCGTTAATAATTCCGTTATCAGTTGGGAGATTGGTATTTTCCGGCGGTCGGCTTCGTCGCATATCATTTCCAAAAGCCATGTCGGAAGATTAACGGAGAATTTAGTCCTTGCCACTCCGTCAATCGGTTTCCTTCCGGCTCCTTTGCGTGAGCCTCCGCTGCCATATCCGCCCATAGTAGTAATGTTTTGATATACAAAGATAACAATTATTTTTTGAATAATGCGGAAAAATTCAAAAGAAATAAATATGTTGTAGAACATATTATCGCCCGGAACCGTTAGGCTCCGGGCGATATGCAACGGCGGAAGTATGCGGGTTATTCCGTGGTATCGGCCTTTTCTTTCCGTAATTCGATTTGTGCCTTTATCTGTCCGGCTACTGTGATAGCGAACGTAAGGAAGGCCGCCCAGATAAATTCAACGCCGAGGGAGGCGAGAATGGTTACAAGTGCGCCGTGGATTCTCCATAAGGCGACCCCGGTAAATATTCCGGGAAGGAGAACGGCGAAAAGTTTTAGAATCGAAGTGACGATGTTTTTTAACTTTTTCATATTGATATTATTTTGATTGGTTGTTGATTTGTTTCAGTAATTCCGGGAAATGCTTTTCGAGCCAGTCGCGGTATTCATATTTCACGTTCTGAAGGGTCTCCTTGTATAATATTCCCCAGACTTGGCGGTTATAGATTTGGTAATTACCGTTTCGCTTCATGTCGAGAAAGCGGATATATGTCGGTAATGTTGTTTCGGTCCTGACACCGGCACCGTCCAGCGATATGCGGTAACGTGGATTCGTCAAAGCTGCCATAAGTGCGCCGCTGCGTCCTTGAATAGTCGCGCCATTCCGCTGTTCCCTCACTCTGTCATGCCCTTTTTGATATATGCGCGAAGAAGCGATAAGACGTTGAGCCTCCAGAATGTCGCGGATTCCTTTCTCAAGCTGCTGCTTGAAATATTGTGCCTTGATTCCTTCCGTTTCCATTTCTTCAAGTAATTATCTTGAATCCGACAGACCACCCGGCGAAACCGGCGAAAAACTGTGTTTCCGGGAGTGTGTTCAGAGTTGACACGTCAAAGCGCATAAGCGGACACCCTGCGGCGAGGTCATCAAGCATTTTCGATTTCAATTCCTCGACTACGGTTTGCGAGGTTTCGAGAACGCTCCATGTTTCCCGGCGTTGGGGGTCGTACTTCTCCATGACGAACACCACACATTCGTTTTCCTCCTTGAAGCTGTCAATGTTCTTTGCTTCGCTTTCAGCCGCTGGAGGTAGGACAAAGAGAGTAACCGAATCTTTTTGAAGGGAGGTTATTCGTTTTGCCATAGCCTCGTCAACAGTAACGGGAATAACCCCGGTAATGAGTGGAATCCTTTGCGCGAGGCGTTCCCAATATTCCTTATATGCGGTAAGATTTATCATATCTGCCCGAAATAATGGTTAGCCTCTGCGGTACGGCGTTTTACCAGACCGGGGAGAACCTTGCCGCCTCCGTGTACCCACTTGGCGAAGTCGGCGCGGATTGTGGGGTCGGCGGGGTCGGTCATCACTTTCTTGAAAAGCGTCGATTTCTGGAACGCTCCGATTCCGATGTTATAAGCCAGCGAAACAAGTGCATCGAACTGGTTGTTATTGATTCTCGCGCCCCTGAGTTTCGCCGCCACACCGTCAGCGAATTTCTTAATATCCGCCTCGAAAAGCGCGTCAGCCTCGGCTTGTGTGATACGCTTGCCGGGGAAAACATCTGCCCCGGTATGTCCGTAGCCGATTGTCAGCACTCCGGCGGGGCAACGGTACGCCGTCAGCCGACAGCCTTCCCACGCCTTGATTTTTGATTTAATAGACTGTGAAAGTTCCATTATGATTTATTTTTGTGAATTGTTTTTGTCGTGTATATACTCGAATTTGCATTTGTAGAGATACAGCAACACTTCCCAGAAGTCGGCCGCCTCCACGTCCTTGACCGTACCGAACAGCCTGGCGGTGGCAACCTCGAAAGTGATACCCGTCCACCCTGTCTTGTCATCAGGGCGGGAACCGCCGGAACTGCGGAATATTATGCGTAGGTCTATTTTCTTACCGTTAATATCAATCGGCCCCGCCTGTATCGCGCTCCATACCGATGAAAACAGTGTCGGTGCATGGAAGGCGAGAAGGTCCGGCACGGAAGATTCTCCCGGTATATGGTAAAGAACACGGGCTATATCGGCATAACCTTCCGCCACACCTTCGGCATCCGCCTCTGCCAGACTTTCAAAGATAGTAAGACATTGCACGAACTCGCCGAAAGTGATACCGTCGAGCCAGTCGCCGGGGCCCTTGAATCCTTTATACTCCGGGAGTAGGTTAACCGGGGTGTCAAAATCGAGGCTCTGACGCTCCACACCGTTGACGGTTTTTGTTCTGAAGAACCTTTCTATAACTCCCTGCTGCTTCTCCAGTTCTGCGATATGTTCCGGCTTCAATATGGTGTAATCCACTTTCTTCAGCCCAATCAGGTAAGAGAACCAGCGTACACGGAAATAATCAGGGTCTATAACTCCGCCTCCTAAAGCGAAGGCGAGAAAGGAATAATATTCATACTGCGCCGGGGTAAGTTCCCCGACACAGACGGGAATATCGACGGAGCGGCCGCGTGTGGTTATTGTTTCCATTAGAACGACATACCTTTACTGTGAACGATAGGGCCGCCGACATACGGCACTGTTTCCACACCCTCGGCGTTGAAATCCGCCACAACTTGCTGAAGCCGGTCGATGCACCGTTGAGCGTCAGCACCCAGCGACGCGGCCACGGCTGCGCGGGCTGACTGCTCGGCTTTCAGGCGGGATTTTACCGGCTGCGACTGCTGCACCTGAACGACTCCCTCCGGGATAACTTCGACGGGCAGACGTTCCACCGCCTTCTGCATGGTGAGCAATACCACGGCGCGGGCTGCTATGTCTCCGAATAACTCGGTTTCCTTTTCGCTTCCGGCGAGAATCAGCCCCAGCACCTTGCCGCCGAGAACCGGCACGATCTGTGCTTGCTGAACTTCGCGCATTATCGGAAGGAGCGTAACGAATAGCCGGTAAGAACCGATGTTATAGTATTCGTCGAACTGCTCTTTTGTACGAATCAGACATTTGTTGCGGAGCCTGTATTTATGCGAGTTGACCCAAAAGGGGAACTGGAAGCGTTCGAGCGATTCAATAAGCGCGTCCGTCGCCTCGTAAGCCAGACGCAAAATATTTTCTTCGTCCTTGAACTCCTGTAATGCGGTAAGCCCTTTTTCATTCTCTCCGAGACGGCGGGAGCGTCCGGCGGTGTCGTGCTGCGCGTCGAGTGTCGGGATTATCTTCAGCCAAGTAAAGAAAGCCACCGCCTGTTGCAGATACTTCAACGCGGCTTCCTTATCCGGGTCAGACTCCCCACTCTCGTAGAACTCCGCAAGGGCTTCCACCGGCTCATGACCGACAATGGCCGCCACGTCGCGGATTCCGAAGGGAAGCACCGGCTCCCACTTGTCGAAAGTAATGTCATTTGCTATAAGCCCGACGGCGGCGACAACTTCCGCACTGCCGTTACCGTCTCTGTCAAACAGTTTCATCGCGTTTCAGTTTATAGGGTTTCCAGTCATCAAAATCTTTATTGAATGACCGTATATTATCGAATATTTCTTCTTTGTAGAATCGCGCCAGCCCGGTATCAAGAGTTATAACCGTCTGTTTACAGCGCGGATTACTGTTGAGATTGGCCGAACCCTCCACGGCAAAATCGAAACGCTCACCGAATCCGGCCATAACTTTGGAATGATTGCGGAACACCGCCACACGTCCGCCCCTGAAAGCTGCCGCTCCTTTCAATGTGTTGTAGACCTCTACAAACTTTGAATCGAATATTTCGCCGAGATATAGGTCGATACGTCCGATAAGCCCCTGACTTTGCCAGCGCAAAAGTGTTTCCGCGTCGGTGATAGCCATTGAGAACGTAGAAAGCAATATATATTCGAGCGGTTGCTGTTTGAGGATAGCCCGTAGATATGTAAGAGCGTCCACGTCTCCGAACGAAAAACAGTGATACGCTTCGCCGGGGTTGAAGTGCCACGGCAAAGATTCTTCAAGGAACAACTCCGATTTTACGCGGCGTTCAAAATTACGGCTCAACGTGCGATGAACCCCGGTTTTCTTGCCTGTGTTCATATCTTCGCCGCGTTCCTTGCCTTCATCTTTTCCACGTCCGGCGGCCGTTTCCTGTTTCTCACTGTTTCCGAAAATATTACGCATTGGCTTTCATTCTGTTTTCGGGGTTGACATTCTTTTCAGCCTCGACGACTGTACGGTAAAGACCGATTTTTATATTTGAACCGGGGAAATTCACATCAATGAACTGTTGGAACGGTCGACAAAGCACCATGTCCGGCACGGAGGTTTCAGTAGCGTTATAGACTTTCAGGGCGTAGAGTTTTTCCGAACCGCTTCCCAATTTGGTATCAAGTATCAAGTTGGATAATGAGGGGTCCAGACCGAACCCGGAGGTGGCGGCCGCCTCGGCTTTCTTGCAGATAAGCACCTGCGCCTCGATATACTCCTTTACCTTGTTGTCAATAGGCACTATCTTCCAGCCCTCAAAGTTTCCGGCTTCGGGATTCCAGAACTGCGACGTATGAAGGAACTTCCCGGCGTTTTCCCTCCCGGTCATCGCTGCGGCATAATGCTCCATCGCCTCGTCCTTGAACTTCTCCAGCATTTCGGGCGAATACTGAATACCCTTTTGCTGACATATATCCTTTATCCGGGCTTCGGCTGCGTCCCAGTAAGACTGCGGCGATTCTATATGTTTGGATATGGCCGAGGCGTTGGCGTTATAAGTGGCGAGCAAGGGCGCGAGTGTTCCGGCCAACTCCAGCCAGTCGAACGCACCGATAAATCGCGGAACGCTGTAATGGTCGTGTCCAAAACTGTAAATATTATAATACGCCAGAGACACCGGGTATTTCATCGGATTGGCGGGGTCGAAAAGCGGATATAAATGCGAGGTCTTGCTGTCAGGCACCGGCCAATCGGCCACCATTGCCTCGGAGGGTAATGCATTGTCGCCCGGCCAGACAAAACGGACTTTTGAAGCCGGAACGTGTTCCACCCTCACAATGCGCCCCGCTCCTATCCGCGCCCCTCTCGAACGTGTGAACTTCACCCAAAAGCCCTCCAGATGACAGAGGTCTATCAGGCAGCGGTGCATTTGGGTAAGATAGTCGGTTTGCTGGAGTGCTGCGGTAATCTTTTCATCAATTACCCATTCCCTGTAAAAGATATTGTTTTCGTCCACCGCGTCTCGATACAGGCGCGGGCCTTCCCCCCATTGCAAACCGGCTTTCTTGCCCATGATACCCTCCCCGGCATAGAATTTTTCGAGCAATCCGCATACGCGCCCCGGCAAATTATTGTCAGGACCGAAAGGAATTATCGGCGTTCCGTTAACGTTCATATACTTGTAGCCGAATGAGCCGGAGCCGCTGCGCAACATAAAGTGCGAGGGGGTCCAGCCACGGCCGCCGGAATTGAGGCTGAAGGTAAATATTTCTCCGGCTCCGTTGTCTACGAATCCGAAATTTCCGCTTCTGCGTATCATCGTGGTAATGTTGAAGTGTTAGTTTAAGATTGTGCGGCGGCCGTTGAACTCTACGATTAACGGCTGCCAGCACACACGGGCAAGCCCGGTCTCTGTATCAGTAAAAAATAATTTGTATGATGAGCCGGAAATTTCCTCGTCGGAGGCTTTCGGACGGACGCGGGCGGCGTTAATCCTCACAAGGTCGCCGCCGTTGCGCGTCTGTCTGTTCCACTTGCGGAACTTAATCGAAAACGTTCCTCCGGCGAGGCTAATCCTTTTCATTTCCTCGATAGCCTGAAACAAATCTATTGTCTGCGGTTCTTTATCCATGGCCATACGTGGTCAGCTATAATTACATAAATGACATAAAGCACCGTAAATCCGAGAAGTGCCGTTCCGATAAGCGTTTCTAAAGGGATAGACGGGTCCACCTCAGTCTTTGTTTCTTTCTTTTTCTTGGTGTCTGTGTCAGTCTTGCCGGAGGCTTCGGAATGACGCGTAGCGTTAAGCCCATAAAACCATTTGCCCTTTTCCGTCTGCATGGTGTTTGCACCCTGTAAACGCCAGTCATAGTTCCAGATGATAACCGTCGGACGGCCCGCTGAATCTCTTTCAATCTCGACTCTACCTCGTTCATCAGCGCGGACGTTGGAGGAATCGGCGCGGGTCTCTTTTGTTTTCTCGGCGGTAGCGGCGGCGTTGAATGTAGAATCTGCGGAAGATTCGGAAACTTCCTGTATGGTTGTTTCCTCGACAGCTCCCTTAGTAGAGCGACAACCGAACAAAATGCCGAAGCAAGCTGCTGCAATGCAGACAAGCACATACGCGAATAATTTATCATATTTTTTCATAACCATGAATCTACTTTGCGATTTCGTTTAATCGTTCCTGAACATTTGCCTTGAATTTGTCGAGTTCATTAGCGTAATGAATGGATATTCCGAGCAAAGAGGCTACGAACGTGCATAAGATGCCGAAGGCGGTAATAACCGAACTGTGTATCTCTCCCTCCGGCGGAATAAATAGACCTATAAAAAGCAATGTCAGTCCGGCGGTCATCGTAACTACTGCCAGAACATAGATTATCACCTCCTTGAAAGAAAGTTTATCAAATTCTTGTTTCAGATGCTTCAT